CAGGAACTCGCGCAAGTCCCGCCCGCCGCGGCCGACGAACAGCGTCGCACCGTCCACGTCGCGCGGCCGCACCGAACGGTCGCTCGGACTCCCGATGCGCGTCTGGCGGTTGATCTGGACGTTTTCGGGGGTCAGCGGATCGCCCGTCACCATCCATTCCGCACCCGACGTGAAGACCTGCAGATGGCGGCCGGAGAAAACGTGGCGAATGGCGTTGACCTGGTCGGACAGCAGCGCGAATTCGATCGCCTCGTCGTCGAGCGCCGTGCCGAGATCGAAATTGAACAGATCGCCCGATTTCGACAGCCACAGCCGGTTCGGCAGATCGCGCGATCCGCCGACAACGAGGCGGTCCTGGTGGAACGTCACGCTGATCGGCCAACCGCGCAGCGTGCTGAACGCCTGCTCTTCCCAGTCGGTCGAGGCGGCGGTGTCGGGCAGCGTGCTGCCGGCCGCAAGGGTCGCGGTCGCCGTGCGAGGTCCTGCGACGGCCGTTATCGTGGCTTCTTTCTTGGCGACGCGGATACGCTGGCCGACATGGCCGGCCGCGAACACGTCGCTCGACGCGGTGAGCGTGACGGTGCCGGTCCTCGCGCTCGGCGTGAGCGTGGCGGCGTCCGGCGCGAATTTGTGGTACGGCTGCTGGATCACGCCCTTCTCCTCGAAGAACGTCCATTGCGCGATCGTCCAGCTCGCGTGCGACGTGCGGGTGATGCGCTGCGGCGGCACGTCGGGATGCACGACGAGCAGCGTGTCCGCGCTCTGGGTCCAGTTCACCTGCTTGAGCTGTGCCGCACTCCAGGGCGTCGCCAGACTTGCGACCTGCACCCCGTCGCGGAAGACCAGCATCTGGCCGCCGCACAGCGCCAGCAGATAGGCTTGTTCGGTGTTGAACTCGAACGCGACCAGACGCGCTTGCCCCGGCAGACCCGCGATGCGCGCGAGACCCGGGCGCCGCTTGACGCCGCCCGAGGGCAGAACCACGACGTTGCGCAAGCGCCGCGCGCCGTTTTCGTAGGCGCGCAGATCGATGCGACCCAGCATGGAGGGTCCGATTTCGCCCGACGCGAAGCTTGTCTTGGTGAGACGCACGACGCTCATCGGCGCGCCTCCACCAGCGAGAAATCTTCGAAGCTTTGCGGCGTGTCCTGCTGGGCGTCGATCAGCCGCGCGCGTCGGAACTCGTTTTCCGCAAGCCGGTAAAGCAGTTCGGCTCGGCTGGCGCTTTCGGTCACCGGCAGGCAGAACTCGGCCGCAAGAGCGGCGATCAGAGCCGCGTCGAAGAACGGCGGAAAAGCCGATTCGGCGGGCCGGAAAATGTAGGACAGCACCACGCCCTGGCTGTCGGTCTGCAGGGTCGATTCGACGATCCGGTACGCCGTGCCTCGGCCGCGCGCGCCCTGGCCGAGCGAGAGTGCGCGCAGGAAGTCGGGCGGCAGCTGGTAGGCGAAGCGATGGTCCGCGACGGGATCGCTCGCCAGACGCGGCAGCGACGCCTGGGCGGTCGCGAAACTCCAAGGATGGGCCGAGACGAGACCGTCGCGCACCGACGGGTACAGGGCGGCGGCGACCTGCGATTCGACCGTTCCTTCTGCGAAGGAAGCGATCGGCTGGGCGCCGAGCTTTATGAGGGCGCGCGAGCACAACGCGATCTGCGAGAGAGCCATTTTCTTCTCCGATTTCAGGGCAGGGAAGCGGCGGGCGCTTTGGGGGCGCCCGCCGCCTGTCCCTCAGGTCAGTCGGTGTCCGCCGCGTCGAACGCCGTCATGTTGGCGACGTCCACCACGCCGCTGACGACGGACGCCACGGCGAAGACGCCGTTCTGCGGCGTTCCGGTCGTGGCCACGTTGGCCAGCAGCATGTCGCCGACATGCAGCATGTCGGCGGCGGCGTTGAAGTAGCCGGTGTTGTCGACCGCGACGGCCGCGTCGGGGGTCGTGTAGTGCCACAGCGTGAAGCCGTTGGCGTAGGCGAGGACCGACAGGTTCTTGATCTCGAAAGCCATTGCTTGCTCCCTATTCCTTGCAGCGCAGGGTCACGACCCCGGCGGCGTCGATGATGCCGGCCCCCTGGCTCATCATGTTGCTGATGAAGTACGATGCGCGGTCGCCGTGCCATGTAAGGTCGCTCTTGACCTCGCACCCGGCGGCGTGGCCGACCGCCGTTTTGTGGTACCAGTGGCACAGGCGAACGCCCGCCACGGAAGTGAGGCCCGAATGGGGCATCCACAGCGTGCCGAGCCACTTCTTGGCTTGCGTTCCGCGCCAAGGCAGCTCTTCCTCGCCGACATAGTCCGCGTTCGCGAACTCGTCGATGCCGAGCAGTTCGGACCACTGCTTCCAGCCGATAACGGCATAGCGTTCGCCGTCGTCGGGCACGTCCTGCGCGCCGAGCCTTTCGAAGGCGAGCAGGATCTTCGCTTTGGTCAGGCCGTCGGTGTTGAGGCCGGCGAAGTTCGCCGAACCGTTCAGGGCTTCGATGATGAGCTCGTCGGTCTTGCGCCCGAGCGCATAGGCGCCCGAATTCACGACTGCCGATCGCTCGTCGCCGGCCGCCTTGATCTCGTCGAGCGCGTCGAGCCATTCGCCCGCGTAGTAGTCCTTGAGGAACACTTCGACGGTCGAATGTTCGACGTTCATCACCGGCACCGCCGCATGGCGCGCCTTGGTCGAGGCCGCACCCCGGCCCATTCGCTGGAACACGGTGGAAGCACCCTGGACCGCTTTCTTCGAGCGGACCGTGGGGCGCAGCTTCGAGCCCAGACGTTGGTAGGAAAGATGGACCTCGTTCTCGTAGTGTTTGACAAAAGATTTGTCGATGTCGGGCATGGTTGCCTCTCTGTCGCGTTTGGGGGATCGATGAAAAGCAATCGAGGGTTGCCGCATGGCGCGCCGACCGGCGGCGGTTGCGACCCTGGCAATCGCGAAGGCTAAAGAGATGCCGGTGGGCCGGCCTTCCCGGAAGCCTTCGCGTGGCTGCCCAGGTCGGCCGGTTGTCCCGACGGCGGAAAGAAGGGGGAGACTTCGTTGTCCAAGGAGGCCTGGCGGGTGCGCCTGCCTGCTTTGGGCGAAGTATTCAAGAATGTACTATCTTAGAGAGAAAATGTCAAGACCTTTTCCCGATGTCAGTCGCCATTCGGATAGAGGCGCTTGAAGCCCTCCTGGACGACGCGCACGATTTCGGGGTCGTGGTCGCGCCAGTAGCGCTTGTCGGCCATCAGCTTGCGCAGATCCGTCTCGTCGGCCGGACCGCCTGCCGCCGAGGTGCCGCCGCGCAAGCTGGGTTCGCCCGAATTCATGAGCTTGCGCAAGGCCCTCACGCCTTCGGGCGTGGATGCAAGCGCGCCGTAGACCGACGACGGCAGATTCGCCTGGCCCCAGCTGGCCAACTGCGGAGCGAGCGTCGACCACGCCGCCTCGCCGCCGAATTCTTCGACGAGCTTCGCCTGGGTCGTCTCGGCGCGGTAGTTTTCGGCGTACTCGCGCACGAGCGGCACCATACGCTCGACCGCAAGATCGTAGACGAGCTGGACTTGCCTCGGCGAAAAGCCCGCCGCGTGAAGGCGCTTGTTGACCTCCGGATCGATCTGCAGGAGATCGTCCTTGAGCTCGATGCGGTAGGCTTCGGGCGCCTCCGGCACGCCGAGCGCTTTGCGCAGCGCCTGGTCGAAATCGGGCGCTTGCGGTCCCGGCATCATGCCGGAAAGTTTGCGCTCGAGTTCGCCGTAGGATTTCGCCATCGCGTCGAGGCGCACTGTTTTGCCTTCGGGATCCCAGAATTTTTCCGGCAAGTAGGCGGGCCGCAGATTCTCCGCGGTCGCGGCGGCGGCTTTCGTCTCCGGCGGTGCCGCGGGTGTGGCCACAGCCGCGCTTTCGTTTTCCAGCGTCAGAAGATTGGCAGTCATGGTTCGTTCCTTTCTTGGTTCCGGGTTCTATCGGGCGGGGGGCAGCGGTTCCAAGGCCTGGAGCAAAAGGCCTTGGGCATTCTGCAGCAGCGCCGATTCGGGCTGCGGCGGGCGCACGAGGTCGGCGGGCACGGACAAAGCGCGCGCCATCCAACGTGCGACGGCCGCGCCGTCGATCACAGCCTGGCCATCGGGCCCCAAGGCAGCCGCCTGGTGCACCCACAGCATGGCGTTGCGCACGTCGTCTTGCGCCTGGACGCGCGCGAGCGGCGACTTGTACTGGAGCTCGACGATTTTTCCGTCGACCAGCACGGGCGGAATCTCGCCGCGTCGGCGCAGGATCGCCAGCGCGCGGGCCACCAGCGGCGTCAGCAGTTCGGTCTGCAGACGGCCGTAGGTCGCCCCCAGCACGCGCGACATTTCGGCCGCGCGCTCCATCACTTCGGTCGCCGTCATTTTCGGCGCGTCGATCTGCCCGAGGCGATCGGCGAGCAGCGCGTGCCGAATGCGAGCGCGCAGATCTTCGAGCACCAGGTTCGAGACGTCGAAACGGCCGGGTGCTTCGAGCGGGGTCAAGCCTGCCGAGCCGACCGCCTTGGGAATGATCGTGCCGGGCACGAGCTTGACGTTTGCCGGATTGAGCACGCCGTCGTCGTCCGCCTGCCAGATGCCCGTGACGGCGATCGACGCGTTCTTGAGCACGAGTTCGACCACCTTGTTGGCTGTCTTGATGTCGGGTAGCGCCTTCATGATCGGCGATCGCCCGTAGACTTCGCCCGGCGCCTTGAGCCATCGGAAACAAAGATACGGCGACTGCGCAAAACGGCCCTCGGCCAGCACGACGGGTGCGTCGGCGTCGGGCGACGCTTCGAGCATCGCCATGTAGCGAAAGCCCGCGCCTTCCTGGATCGTCGCTTCGACCACGCTGTGGCGTCGCCCGGCCGCTTCCTTGCCGCCCGCAGCCAGGCTGTCGGGCAACTGGGCGTCGGGATAGCGCGCGCGCAAACGGTCGAAGCGCATTTCGCTGGCGCGGAACACGACGTCGAAAGCGCCGTCGGCGGTTTCGTCGAGAGCGATTTGGGCGATCGGCACGGCCGCGAAGCGGAAAGCCGAGTCCGATCCGACCGGCGCCTCCTCGAACTGCAGCAGGGCCGTGCCCGCGACGACGAGATCGAGGAAGCACTGGTGTATTTCCATGGCGAAGTTCGAGCGGTCGAAATGGCCTTGCAGCACGGCCGCCGCCGTCTCGAGCACTTCGCCCACGTCGGCGCGCTGCAATTCCGGCACTTGCGTGCCCGGCTGCAGACCGAACCACCGCGACCAGGGCGGCACCAGCTGCGACATCAGCGACGCGGCCAGCTGCTCGGCGGCATCGACGGCCGTACCGTCGAACAGCCGGTCGCCGCGCCGGTCGCCGGCGGCGAACGGCGTCCGCTGCGGCAGCGCGAAATCGTAGCAATCCTGCCACGTCGCATCCCACGTGCCGCGCTGCTGCTTGGCCCGCCGATAGCGCGCGATCAAATCGCTCGCATCCAGCGTTGCGGCCGGGGTCGGGGGCGATGTCGGGAGCAAGACGGCGGTTGCAGTCGGGACTTCGAGGGCCATGGCTCAATCTCCCAGCTTGGTGCCGAGAGTGGCGGCATCGGCCGATGCCGTCAGAACGCCTGGTACTCCGGCAACCGCCAGCCCGGCGCGGCCGCGACGGCGGCGGATCAACGCCTTGATGCGCGCCTCACGCGCTTCCTTTTCGGCATCGACCGGCTCGGGCAACGGCGGTTGCGGCGGCAGCGGCGGCGGCGACGGCGCCGAGAAAAAACCACCCATCGAACGTCCTCCTTTCAGGACCTCAGAATTCAGTCTCTGCAGAGCGAAAACTCGCCGTTTCGACAAGTTTTGGCTCCGAAGAGATCGCTTAAACAAGCGATTTAGAGTTAATATTCTTTATTAGGTTAATTGTCAATTATAAATCTTTGATCTCGAATCAAATGGCGATAAAGCTGCCATGGCGTAACGACCGCCCAGGCGTGGATCCCCAAAATCCGTTTGACCGCCTCGACGCATGTAAAGGGCAGAACCGGCGCCATACGCGCTTGCGGCGTTTGCACACGAACCTCGATCGCATGCAGCCCCGCAGCCCCAAGGCGCTCCACGAGGCATTGCGAGCATTGATGGAATACTTGTTTTACAAGAGTTCTATGCGACAAAGCATCGCAAAGAACCCACCCGCACTCGACTTCGACGAGCACCGCGCAATGGCGAAATCCGCGCCTCAAGAATCGCAGCTATCGAATTTCGGTCGCATCCCGAAAGACCACGATCGCGCGCTCGCCGCCGGACTCCGGTCGGCGATTAGCGTCGAAACCGTTCAAACCCGTGTGATTTATGCACATTTTTTTCGAACAATCCAAACGATAGAACAAACAATAAACTAATTTTCGTGCGATTTCAAGATGCAAATACTCAGCTTTTTTACCTCATCGGAAAAACTTTTGAAAAGGTACCTAATGCAAATCGCCTCGTTTTGAGCAAAAATTCTCACATGATTTTGCGTCATGCAGATGTTTGGCAGGCCATCGATCAGCTTGCGAGCGATCACGGCTTCTCCCCCTCGGGTCTCGCGCGCCGCGCCGGTCTCGATCCCACAACTTTCAACAAATCGAAGCGCATTTCGCGCGACGGCCGTCCGCGCTGGCCTTCGACCGAGAGCATCGCGAAGATTCTCGAGGCGACCGGCGCGACGATGTCGGAATTCGTCGCCTATATCGGCACAGTGCCGAGCGTCGCCGGTGCGATGCGCCGCGTGCCGGTGATCGGCTATGCGCAGGCCGGCGAAAAAGGGTTTTTCGACGACGCGGGATTCCCGACAGGTTCGGGTTGGGACGAATTGCTGTTCCCCGAACTTGCCGACACGCACGCCTATGCGTTGATGGTCGCGGGCGACAGCATGGAGCCCGTCTATCGCGACGGCGACACGATCGTGATTTCGCCGCAAGCCTCGCTGCGCCGCGGCGACCGCGTGGTGGTCAAGACCACGGCGGGCGAAGTGATGGCCAAGCAGCTGATCCGCAAAGGCCAGCGCAAGCTCGAACTCACCTCGCTCAATTCGGCGCACGGCGAACGCGTGCTCGACGTGACCGAAGTCGTGTTCTGCCACCGCATTCTGTGGGTGAGCCAGTAA